GTCAAAGAAGAAGAACAGCTTCCCCGCACCCGTCATGGTATCCATTTCCTCTTTTGTCCAGACATCGCAGCCGATAACTTCCGGCAGCGGCGCGTAAGTACAGGAAATCGTCATGGGCGTCCCAGCAATGATGCCGGCAATGCGGCTGCAGTACTGCGCTGTCGTATACGTTTTGGTCTTAGTCTGGATCGTTTTGTTGACAAAGTTGATGACGCCTTCCGTGTCTGCCGTACAGTCCGGCAGCACGGCCTTTATCATCTTGTCCTTATTGGTACGCATCCCCTTGACCCAGGTGGCGATGGTATCGATGTGCGATGTTTCGATGTCCGGGATGACCAGATAGTCGAAGCGTTTGTTCTCGATGATTTTCAGGATGTCCGTATAGTCCTCAGTCTCACTGCTGATGATTTCCGCAATGACTTTCTTCGGACTGTTCACATAACCCCGGAGTGCCAGTTCCAGCTGTTCCCGGTTACTGTCCGACAGCTCCTTGGGAATATCATCTGCCGTATACAGGTTCACTTCCGTTTCGGAAGGCAACGTCTCTTCCTTCAGAATCATCAGGACAATGCCGCGTTCACTGCGCTCAATGGCGCTGATGCCTTTTTCCTTGAACACGACGTTAATGGATGGCATTTTCATGTTTCATTGTCTCCTTTCCTTTGTACCGCTGATGCAGGATTTCCATGGGTTCGGCTTCGTCATTTTTCTCTGCCGAATCATAATAATTCAGCGTAAGCGTTACCCGTCCGCCATCGTTGTCCTGCCCAATGAGTTCTTCACTCATAGAGGGGACAGCAAAAAACCTGTCCTGGACGGCAATCCCGTCACGGAACAGGTCTTCAACGGCAGCCAGTACGCCATATATGGATGTGCTGGCTGCCTGTTTCTGTGGTATATAAGTGATGTAAATATCCGTATCCCGGTATACTCCCTGACCGCCCTGCGGCGAAGTTATCGTCATGGATTTCAGGAAGAACGCAGGCGGCCGGAATCCTTCCTTCACCTCCTGCAGATATACGGGATACGGGAACCACCCTTTCAGCTTCTGCTGTACGGCCTGCAGGATGTCGATATCATGGATCATGGGCCGCCTGCTTTCTTGATGAGTTTCTTCGTAAGTTTTTCAAGGCCAGCCTGCAAGTCCTGCGATTCAAAAAGCTTCACGGCTTTTTCCGTATAGTGCTGCCCTTCGTAGTAGCCGATAGTCCTGCCGCCGGGCGTTTTCTTGACATGGCCGTTATTCAGCAGGTGATGGACCGGGTGCTTGTTAACCAGCTCGTAGGTCAGCTCCGAGCCGTTATAGCCCTTTACCCTGTGTTTCCATCCCTTCTTCAACTTGCCCGTACTGCCCTCCGGGGTCTGGTTCACGCATTCCTTCTTGAGTTTGTTGCCAATCGTCACCAGTCCCTTTTCAGCAGTCCCCGGAAATTCCTCGATGGCAGACAGCAGTTTGCCGGACAATTCATCAAGGCCATGCAATTCAAAATATCCATTACTCATTGTCCTGCCCCCTGATTTCTTCCGTACAGTACAGCTCCAGGGCTTCATGGCGCATGTACGGATCCACGATGGTATCGATACCGTACAGATGATCCTGATACTTCACTTTCATATCATGGGTAATGCCCGGACGCCAGCGGATGGTAATTTTGCTGTACTCCGTATCCGCCTTGCGCTCCATCTCATAGAACACTTTGCCACGGGCAGGCTCGATAGAAGCCCAACAGGTGCAGTAGACCACATCTTGTAACGTATCGAACCCTAAATCGTCAGTCTGTGCTTTCTGGCTGATAATCTGCACCCGTTTGTTGAGTTTTCCTGTCTGCATAATGATTCCCCCTAAAAAGCGCTCCGCCGCACACCGAACAGCAGCCACCGCAGCATCTTCAGCAGACCGGAATAATCCGCTTCTTCCCGATGTTCATATAAAAAGGCGGCGGCATAGAGAATGGCTTCATGGAACACGACGGGATTCTCTTCGGCATCCGCTTCCTCGCAGCGGGCCAGGTCCAGGCACAGCGCCTGGGCCGTTTCCAGGGATGACAGGATGACATCATCATTGGACGTATCATCCTCATCAATCCGCAGATACTCCCTGGCTTCTTCCAGGCTGACCAGCATGGCTTAAGCCTTCGCTTTCACTTCGAGCGCCTTGACCGCTTCCTTCAGCATCAGCATGCCATCGACGCGCTGGCTTGCGAGGAAGCCGATCTGGCCGTTGGCAGCATACAGTTCGTTGAGCCGCTTGAAGGAGCGGGATTCCCGGTCGGCAATCCAGTAGTAGCTGAAATCGCCGAAGAGCATGGGACGGTTGCCGGCCGCCAGTTCCGGGGCAAAGGATGTGCTGTAGCAGGGGCGGTTCAGGATGGTATCCGGAGTCCCGGCTGTGACGGACGGCTGCCAGATGTAGTTGCCGTTGTTGTCCTTGACCTTGCGCAGAGCCTTGATGGTGGAATCGTTCAGGAGCCATACGGCCTTGCGGCGGTACGGGATGCGCAGGGAATGATACAGGTCGATGACGTCATCAAAGGTAATGGCTGTGCCATTGGCCGTCACGCCCAGCTCCGCAGACGGGAACACGCCGGACGGCTTGTTCTTCCCGTCGCCTGTGAGGAAGGCTTCTTCTTCCTTCGTGCCGATACGGCGGGCAAATTCGCCGGCGATATAGCTTTCCAGGTCGAAGACGCTGTCGTTCAGGAGTTCTTCCGACACACGGATAGCCGTGCCCAGCTTGTACGCCCCGATGGACTGCTGGCCAAAGGTATCCTGGCTGTCCGGATAGAGGCCGTTTTCTTCCATCCAGGCAGCTTCGCCATGCCCCGTCACGACGGGAATCTTGCGGTCGCCGCCGGTATGGATGACCGTGGCCAGGCTGCGGAAGAAGTTTTCTTCCTGGAGTTTGTCGATGAGCTGATGCTCAAATTCATCCGGCACCAGATAACCGCCATCGGCATCCGTACCCACACTCAGTGCATTCTGCACATCAATGAAGTTCTTATGGCGGATGCTGTCCCAGAAGGCTTTTCGGTAAGCCAGAGATGCACGGCCTTTCTTTTCGTTTTCCGTCTGGGGAGCCCCCGGCTGTTCTGTAATGGGAACGGTGGTAGGTTTTGCCATTTCTGCGTCCATGCGCTGCTGGCGTTCCAGGCGGTCGATTTCCTTGCCCAGGTTCACTACATCTTCTTCCATCTTGTCGTATCGGGCCGCGTCTTCAGCGGAAACCATGCCGTTTTCATCGCGCACCGTATCCAGGAAATTCTTGGCAGATTCCCAGAGGTTCTTTCTCTTTTCACGCAGTGATAAAATCGTATCCATTGTTCTTTGTCCTCCTGTCAATGAATGAGCCGTGCCAGCCGCTTTTCCAAGGAAGCGGCTGGCACGTTTTGCAAGGGTTTCTTCGGTTTCAGTTTCTGTACAAAGGAATTCGTCACCGTGACCGGGCTGTACAGCATGGCAGATGGTTCTGGTTCTTCCCCGTTCTTGTCGAACAGGATTTCATCGGCAAAGCCCAGTTCCACGGCCTTGCGGGCATTGAGCCAGGTCTCGTCATCCATCATATGGGCAATCTTCGTGCGGGCCAGGCCGCTCTTGATTTCATAGGCATTGATGATGCTCTCCTTGACTTCGCTCAGCATGCCGATGGTTTTTTCCATCTCAGCTTTGTCCCCGTAAGCCATGGTGGCCGGATTGTGGATCATCAGGATAGCCACCGGTGACATGCAGACTTTCGTCCCGGCCATGGCGATAACGGACGCCGCCGAAGCCGCCAGCCCGTCAATCTTGACGGTGACGTTTCCCGGATAATCCATGAGCATGTTATAAATCTGGGCGGCGGCAAAACAGTCACCGCCCGGGCTGTTGATCCAGAGAGTGATGTCACCGCTGCCCGCGTTCAGTTCATCCTTGAAAGCCTTCGGCGTCACTTCATCCCCCCACCAGGTCTCGTCCGAAATCTGGCCGTCCAGGTACAGCGTCCTATCACTGCCAAAGGCATCAGGGGCAACATTGGTCACCCACTTCCAAAATTTATGTTTCATTCGTTTCTCCCTTCTGTGCAAAAGCCCCGGCGTCCTTGAGCTTGGTCATACTGCCGTTCACCAGGTACAGGTTGCCGCCTTCCTCATCGGGTACGGGATTCATGTCTTCCATCTCCCGGATATCGTTGGCGGACAGCCAGCCGTTCTGCCGGCCGATGCTGTAGCCGGTCATGCGGCTCTCGTAGTCGCCGCGCATGAGACCGTTCACATTGAATTTCAGGAAATACTGCTTCTTCTCTTCTGGCAGGAACAGGGCTTTCTGCATAGCCTGCTCCC